GAGTGATATTGAACGCAGACATCTTCCAAACAATGAAGATCTTGAGGTCCGCCTCTCTGACGAAGGCCGCACGGTCGAAGGTTACGCCGCTGTCTTTGGTGAACCCACAATGATTGGGCAGGTTGAAGAGGTTGTGAGCCGAGGAGCCTTTGAAGACCGTCTAAACGACGATGTAGTCGCCTTGTTTAACCACGATCAAAACATGCCTTTGGCACGTAGCGTCAATGGTGAAGGAACCCTGCGCCTAAAGGTGGACGAGAAGGGCCTGTACTACAGGTTTGAGCTAGGTAATCAAACCTACGCAAAGGATCTAGCCGAAAGCATCAAGCGAGGCGATGTCCGTGGCTCAAGCTTTGGCTTTGTAGTCCGAGAAGACGACTATGAGAAAAAGTCCGATGGCACCTACCGCCGCTACATCAAAAAAGTATCTCGCTTGGCAGACATCTCACCTGTTGTCAGCCCTGCGTACCCACAAACCTCCGTTAAGATGCGAGATATGATCGCAGCTATGGAGGCAGAGGCAGAACGAGAGTCTGCTCCTGACACCGATAATCCGCCAATGCTCGCTCCAAAGAGGAAAGTAGCGGAGGCACTTCTTTCTATTCACCACCATAATTCCCAAACAAAATGAAGCAATCCATTGCTTTGAAGGAAGAACGAGCCTCCCTCATCACTGAGCTGGAGGGCCTCGTCAACACCGCCTCCACCGAGGAGCGCGAGTTCACTGAAACTGAGGAAACCCGTCAGGGCGACCTCAATGAATCAATCTACGCCTTGGACGCGAAGATTACCAAGGCTGAGAAGTCTGAGCAGATCCTTGCTCGGAACCTTGCAGGTGCGGCATCTAAGTCTGATGAGGTTGAGATGGACAACCATGCCAAGCAGTACAGCTTGCAGTCTGCTGTAGAGCAGTTCCGCATGGGCGGTCGTCTTGAAGGCCGTGAGGCTGAGATGCAACAGGAAGCCATGAAGGAGTACCGCGAAGCGGGCATTGCTCCTACTGGTCACATCCAAATCCCGATGGGCATCACTCATCGTGGAAGTGGTGACGTTTCTGCTTTTGCTGCCACTACTGGAACAACAGAGCAGCCCGTGTTGCCCGGTCTCGTCCCTGAGTCTGTCATTGAGCAGGCAGGTGCCAACCGCATCACTGGAGTTGCTGGAACAGTTCGTCTCCCAGCATTGCCATCTGACGCCACGTTGATCCAAGGCGAAGAAGCCGCTATGGATCCAGGATCCGAGATGGCTGCTGTGGACATCGCACCTGTGCGTATGGCCTCTCGCATCGACGTGTCAAATCAGATGCTCGCTGCGTCTACAAACACGTTTGACTCTGTAGTCGCTGCTCAGTTCCGCCGTCACAGCGGAGGTTTGCTCGACAAGCAGGCTTGGGCCAACTTCGTCGCTCAGGGTGCTGAAGTTTTGCGTAGCACTACTGCCGCTGCTGCCGTTCCAGCTATCGACTTCGCTTCTGCGAACGACTTGATTGCTGCTCTCGGTACCGCTGAGGCTTTGGACAATAGCGCAGCGTTCTTCTCTGCTCACGGTCAGTTGGCTACAGCTCGCTCACAGCAGGCTGTCACTAACGGTGGTATCCCCACGTTGCAGACTGACGGAACGATTGCTGGCTACAAGGCTTACGGTCACAGTCAAATCACTGCTGCTTTGATTGCTGACACGGCTCGTACCACTGACGGTGTATTCGTTGGAGGTGATAGCTCTACTGCCATTACAAACGAAGCGGCTATGCTTCCGTTCTTCCTTGTCAACATGAATGATGTCTACTGCTGCTACTGGGGCGGAGCGGACCTCGTCGTGGACAACATGAGCCAAGCACACGCTGGCGTCACGCGGTTGATCATGAACTACTACGCCAACTGTAAAGTTGGACACGGTGCTTCTGCGAAGTACGTTGTTGTAGCGTAAAATTTGATTCGGTAACCCCGGTCTCGACGGCATGCATGTAAAAGCAATCCGCTCGGGGCCGGGGGCTACCACCCTTGCTCATGAATGCACATCCACACATACAATTTGGAGCTGAGTCAGGCTCAAAAACTTTGACCGCAGGAGTCCTACCGGAACTAGCTGATGTCAAGGCGCATTTGCGTGTGGACTTTGCTGATGATGACACATACATCGGCGACATCATGACAGCGGTTCGCTCGTACATCGAAGACTACTGCGATGTGTCGTTCGGAACGATTACACACACAGCGTACTGGGATTACGCCTACCCCTTAGTTAATATCCCAAAGAAATTCGACAGCATAGCTATTCTTGGTGCAGGTGATACCGACCTGACACCTACGCTGTCTGTCAAGCAGACTGACGGATCCTATGTCGCTGCTGCCGCTGACACTTACGATGTAGACTACGTCAGCAACCCAATCCGTGTCCACATGAAGTCGGGATTTAGCGAGGCTGGCCGGACATTGAACCGATACAAATTCACCTTTACCACGGTTACACTTGATGTGCCGGACTATGTGTTCCAGGCATTCCTCATGATCGCCGGCCACTACTATGAGAACCGTCAAGATGTAGGTAAGGAGCGAATCTTTGAGGTGCCTATGAATAGTAGGTACTTGCTCAATAGGTATCGCCAACAATCCTTTGTCTGATGCTCAACATAGGAACCTTCCGAAGGAAGATCAAGCTGTACTCTCCTTCGACGAGCGTCAATAGCTTTGGAGAGACCGCAATCAACAGATACGTTTTGCAGTTGACCTGCTTTGCCAAGAGGCGGGACATTGAGTGGTCTACTATTGGTGAGGAGTCACACGGCAAACAGCTTGTGGTCGAGGCACGTACTGAGTTCTACATAAAGAAGTTTCGCCCTGCAATCACAGAGGAATGGATCGTAGAGTTCAACGGTAAATACTATGAGCTAACTCGTGTCGATGAATTTGGCAACGGCGAGTACACTAGGTTGCTAGGACTACGCAGGGACAACTGGACTCCACCTTTCTGACATGGCTCTACTCAGCAACAAGTTTCGGCCTAACGCTGTTGTAGATACCACGCAGCTCAAGCACTTTGAAAAGAAGCTACAGATGCTCGGTGGGCTTACTGTCAAAGAGCGGCGAAAGGAAATGCAGAAGGTCACCAATTACGCCATTCGACCTACTACAGCTTTGATGAAGCAGAAGGCGGGCGCGATTAAGCGTCGAGGCATTTTGCGTGACAGTGTCATGACAATGGGAGCCAAGGCTACAGGATTTGGTTCACGAGTCGGCTCACGATCCGGGCCAAAGATTCGAGGCACAAAAAAAAGGAAGGCATACCACGCGCACCTTGTTGAGCTAGGCACAAAGAAGAAGACGAAGACGGTAAAGCCAGGGAACAAGATGTTCCGATTCTACAGCTTCAAGAACAGACGCTGGGTCTTCACGAAGAAGATTGTTCATGGCAGCAAAGCACAACCATTTATCGCTCCCTCGTATCAACAGACCAAGAGTCAATACGTGCCGCGAATAAAGAAGAAGATGGCTGTCATGCTGCGCACATTGATTACTGGAGGTGGACGCAAATCAGGAGTAACTAAAATCGGCAAGTAATGATTCACGTAATTCGTCAGAGACTAATCGACACCGCTGCGGTAACCAACCTTGTGCCCGCATCACGGATCAGCCTTGTCAACGCCAAGCAGGGGATGGAGCGTCCTTACATTGCGATCGACCTTGAGGAAACTCAATTCCAACGCAACACCACTACTGTACACGGGGAGATCTACAACGTCTTGGTCTACGTGACTAGCACTACAATAAGCAACGCTTGGGCTATACACAATGCTGTCAAAGGCAGCCTGAGTGAGTTTACCGGAAGCATAACGGTAGACGGTGTTGCCTATGATATTGGGCAGGTTAGCATCATGGATGTGATGACTGATGCTCATGAGTTACACGACTTCTATGTAGTGGCAATCAGCTTTAATGTCTTCATGGGTTGTTAATCGAACTTCGTTTGCTTCAATTGCTGTACAAATCATAATCTTGCACTATAACTGCTCACCATGTCAACGATTAAGGGAAATAACGCGACGATCATCTTCAAAGATGAGGCGTCAAATAATGCTTCGGACTTGGACACGTCTGCACTCGGGTCTTACACTGAGTTCACTGGCGTAACAAGCTGTAGCATCTCCGTGTCTAACGCCACTTTTGAGGCAACAAGTATTACCGGACCTTCTTCGGCAGCGACTACTCGTGACTTCTCTGTTGGCACTACAGCCACTTCGCTGAGTTTGGAGGGCGTCTACGATCCAGCCCAAACCAACAACGCTGATGAGTTGTTCTTGAAGTGTAAGGACAAGACTCGCATGGGTCTGTTTTGGGAAAACGCTCAAGGCGCAAGCAATGAAAACAAAGCCATTGGAGGAGTCGGTTTTTGCACATCCTTTGAGCTTACTGCCGGCATGGACGACTTCGTTACCTTTTCAGCCTCCTTCGAGTTGGAGGGCAACCCAACAGTAATCGACATCAGCTAATCATGGCAACAATTAACGCAAATACGGTAGCTATCTATGTTGATGCCGCCGCTGGGACATTCAATGCTAACCCTGCCGAAGCAACTGGCGCAACACCTGCTTTGAAGCCTGTCCTTTACAGTTCTAGCGCAAGCATCACGGTCAACAACGCCACCTACGAGACCAACTACAAGAAGGCGACTGCTGCAACAGCCGGATCTGCCCCTTCTTTGGCTCCTACACGGGCTTACAACGTGGGAACGACTACTACGTCTATCAGCTTGGAGGGCATGGCATCTTGGACCGCCCTTGCCCAAACCATGGATATGAAGGCCATCTTCGACGAGGTCATTGGAAAAGCTGAGGTCACGGTTTGCTGGGCTTCTACCGATTCAAATGGCAGTGCATACGGAGGTAAGGGCTTCTTCACCAGCTTTGAAATCAGCTCAGGTGTAGATGACTTTGCGACCTTTAGCGCACAGATCGAGTTGACAGGCGACCCTTCTGTTGTAGCATAATTGTCAAACTAAGCTGAGTTTGTTGTAAATTGCCAGCAAAATCTGTTGGCTATGAACAAACTGTCCGGAAAATTTGACGTTGAACTAGGTGGTAAGAAATGGGTCTGCCACCTGTCTATGAATGCGTTTCGCATTCTGTGTGAGAAGGAGTATATCAAGTTCGCAGAGATGCAGAGCTTCCTCCAGGAAAAGCCACTAAGCGCAGTTCCAAAGGTGATCTACTATGGCATCTTGAACAACATCATCCTCACAAAACAGGATGTAGATAAGAAGCTCCCGGACTTTGAGTGGTTTGCGGCAGTGTTGTTGGACGATCCTGGATCTCTTGAGACTTACACTGAGAAGATTGGTATTGCTTTCGGCGGTGAAGCTGAAGACAAAGAGGACTCGGGAAACAAGTAGACGACCAAGACTCGGAGCCTCAAAGCTGGCACAAGCTATATGAAGAGGGGCTAGGCTTAGGACTACTACCTGAGCAGTTTTGGTCGTTGACATTCTTTGAGCTTGCCAGCTACAGTCGCTATATCCGTAGACAGGATGAGCGTCAGTGGTGGCATACGTCCAGCCTTATGGCCTTGCATGCAAACATGAACAGGGACAGTAAGAAGAAACCGAACCCGTACAAGGCGGCTGATTTCTTCCCATACGATGACGAGAGAAAGAAAGCAAAGTTTGTTCGTGGTTTAACGACTGAGGAGAAAGACCTTACGGCAGGTTGGGCACAAAAACTCCAAAGTCAAGATGGCAAGTCAGGAACTAAGTAAGTTATCGGTCCTTCTGCTGTTTGACACCTCTAAGTTCGAGAAGGGGCTGTCAGATGCGCAGAAGAAAATGATGCGAGTCGGTCGAAGTATGACCGACATCGGAAAGAAGATGAGCGTAGGCTTATCTCTTCCACTAGCAATTGTAGGTAAGCGAGTCACAGAGACCGCTACCGAGTTCGAGTATCAGATGGCCCGTGTGCAAGCCATCAGTGGTGCCACGTCTAGTGCCTTTAACGAGCTTTCCAAGAACGCCGAGGCCCTTGGTGCATCAACGATCTTTACCGCTCGTGAGGTCGGACAGCTCCAGGAGGAGTTTGCCAAGCTTGGTTTCACGGCGGATCAGATCGTGCAAGTCACGGAGAGTACGCTCTCTTTGGCTCAGGTTACCGGGGCGTCCCTTCCTAGAGCTGCTGAGATTGCAGGTGCCACATTGCGCACGTTTGGCATGGAGGCCAATCAAGTTGGTCAGGTCAACGATGTAGTCGCTGTCGCCATCTCTAAGTCTGCACTTGACTTTGAGTCGTTTGCAGAGACCATGAAGTATGCTGGTTCACAGGCTGCGGTCAGCGGCGTCAGCATGGAGGAGCTTAGTGCTGCCATGGGCGTACTTGCCAACCGAGGCGTCAAGGGATCTATTGCAGGTACACGTCTGCGGATGATCTTCGCCAAACTAGCACAGGAAGGAGGCGATGTCCACGACAACTTCATCGAGCTGATCAATGGCAGCATGACGATGACCGAGGCTATTGACCGCTTCGGTGTTCGTGCAGCAACCGCAATTCCTGTCCTGCAAGAAAACCGAGATGAGTTCTTTGCTCTTGAGAAGTCTATGGTCCAGTCTGCTGGGGCATTGGAGATTATGCAAGAGCGCATGGACGACACTTCGTTTGCTGCGCAGAAGAAACTCAAGTCAGCTCTAGAGGATGTGAGCATACAGCTTGGTAAGGCACTGCTTCCTATCGTCAATTTTGTAGCAGAGGCGTTTACCATGATGGCAAATGGCTTTGCGTCTATGCCAACTGTTGTGCAAACCTTGATCGTATCGTTTGGCGCACTTGTAGCCGCTTTTGGACCACTGGTTTTCTTGGCAGGTAACATCCTGACATCTTTTCCTGCGCTGACCATGCTGTTCCCAAAGTTGGCGGCGGCTGTATCATTCCTTCTCGGACCCTGGGGATTGCTTATAGCAGGTGTTGCTGCTTTAGGCTTTGCTATTGCAGGGGCCGTTGGCGATCAAAAGAAGTTCTTGGACGTACAAGAACGCATGTCCCGTGCAACTCAAGCGGCATCAGAAAATGCAGTGCAAGCATCAGCTAAAATTCGTGAGCTGATCAACGCATACGACAATGAGAACCGAACTCTAGAAGAGAGACAAAAGATTCTAGACGATCTATCGGCTCTTAATCCGGAATACTTCAAAGGACTCGACTCTGAGACGACAAAGGTTGAAGACCTACAAGTTGCCTATGATGCTTTGTTTGATTCTATGCTCAAGCAGGAAAGGGCCAAGGCATTTATGGCAGAGATCAACCGATTGGAGCAAGAGCGTGTGACGGCTTTGTTAGAGCAGGACAGGATTAGACCTATGTTGGAGTCAACACAGGCTGCGGTTCAAGCTGGAGAAGAGCGTACTGCTGCTGGAGAGGATACAGGAAGTGTCCTTATGGGCACAAGCACTAAGGCGATGGGCAATGACGTGTCCAACATCTTAGCGTATCAACAAGGACTGATGGACGAGCAGCAAGCCATAATAGATGGTGCTGAAGCCCAAGCATTGAGGATACGTCAAATGATGGAGGACAACGATTTGTTCTCTCATCTTGGGACCAAGCCCACTGGTGGACAGGGCGCAGGAGGAGGAGGCGAAGTAGTGGACGAGTCTGATCAAACCAAGGCCATGCAGAAATTGGCTACAGGCTTGCGGATCCTGGCTTCGGAACAAGAACACCTCGGCCTGACTGCTGAAGAGGTGGCAACAAAAAAGCTATCCTTGTTCAAGACAGCCATGGGCGACCTGATCAAGGCTGGTGCTGAGGGCGAACAGGTCGGCGGCAACTTAGACTACGTCAAGGACCGCGCCTCCGAGCTTGCAGATGTTGTACAGCGATTTGAGACCGATGCTGATATGGCAAAGGTCTTTAACAAGATGACCGCTGCAATCAACAGCTCAAGTTCTGCCTTGTCCGAGGGAGCGATCACTCCTCTCAAGGACATGGAGAACAGGATGAAGGCGACCAAGACTGCTCTCGACAGAATGAATGAAAGCTTTGGAGATCAAAGCCTTCTTATTGATCTTCTTTCCAAGGAGTACGAAAGGTTGACGGGCAAGGTCATACAGATGACCGCTGAACAAAGGAAGGCAAATTTGGAAGCAGCTATCACCGAGAAAGTCAATATGGCTATCGTCAATACTGCCACACAACTGGGGGCTTCTCTTATGCAAGTTGGGGACTCGGCCAAGTCTTCAGGCCAAGCAATGTTGGAAGCTGCGACCCAAGCTTTGTCTGCCTTGATTACACAGATCTATTTGCTATACGCAAAGAAGGTCATGACGGATGAAACAACGGCAGGTAATCCTATTGTGAGTTTGGCCCTTTTGGGTGTTGGTGCTGGCATCATCGCTGGCTTCGTTTCCAACATTCCAAAACTGGCGAAAGGAGGAATCGCTGTCGGACCTCAACTCGCGATGGTCGGCGACAATCGTTCAGGTCGTGAGGCTATCATCCCGCTGGAGAAGCTTCCTGGCTTGATGAATAAGATGGGCGGTAGCGGATCAACAAGAGTGTACGGAAGGTTGCATGGAGCAGATCTTCTTCTTAGCAGTGAACGCGCAGGACGCATACAACAAAGAATCTCTCGATAAATGGCTGTACAAAAGGTATATGAAGCTCAACTAGACTCTCGCACAGGAGACACCTATCGTGTGTGTATCTATGATCTAGATTATACGGCAGGGACTGCGATGTCCCAGCTCTATGGTGAGCCGCAGGTTAACCTCCCAATAGAGTTGACGGTGCTGCATGACACTCCTGAGATCAGGTGGGATGCAGAGCCGGACGACATCGCTCAACCTATAATTGGGTCAAGCTTTAGCCTAGGGCTGCTCCTAGGTGAGGGCGATGACAACAAGATTAAGGATGTCATCAAGGATAGGCCGGAACACACACTGGCGGTAGAGGTTGAGCGGCACAACGGAGGTTCTACCTCGTTAGTGACAGCCAGCAATTGGGATGTCATTTGGAGGGGGGTGCTTGTCCACGAAGCCATTGAATACTCTTGGAGCAACTATCCTCAAGAGATCAGCTTGACGTTCACCGATGGCCTTAGTTTACTTCGTGACAGGGCATACGTCAACAGTAGCGGAGACAGCTACAGTAGCAACGGCAATCGCTTCGCCCCACTCAGGGTGCAAATTGGTCGGTGTCTAGAGCAGCTACCTCACAATGCTCTTTGGGGAGAGCAGGAGCTGTACTTCACTGAGTTGCTTGATCTTTATAGCTGGAATCACATAGAGGGCAATGGAGTTCCCTTCGTGATTAAAAGTGTATTGGACAAGACGGGGTGCAACCAAGATTTGTGGTACGAGTTTAGAGAACACGATACCCCATACAATAGAAAGTCAATTATTCAAGCAGGAGGCAGCACTTGCTATGAGATCTTGACTGACATCATGGTTGCTATGGGCATTCAGTTGACTCATAGTGAAGGCATCTTTCAGGTCATCAGTCCTTTTGCAATAGACACTGTAAATAGACCTCTTGGGGAACGGAGATTTAGAGCGGACAAGCGCACCATGCTTGATCCTAATTTTCAATACTCAGATTACACACAAACAAGCGGGGATGCTGACGGTACAGACTACCCGAACAACATTGACTATAGGGATCCTGAGAAGATCCTTATCGGAAGCTCTTTAAGCTATCTACCTTCTGTTAAGGGTGTTATGTTTACGCACCTCAAAGGCGGTGCGCCATACGCATTCTTTCCGTCACATCCTGTTCGCATTGTTGGGAATCCGTACAACGCTACAGAAGGTCCAAGTAATCCCGGTCAGGGCAACTACAATCCGAATGCGGGAGGTCAAGTTGGAGGCAACCCAGGTTCTAGCAATTTTATCGCTGGACCTACTTTCCCCCTTGAAAATGACACTACTATTGCCCCCGGCGGGGAGTCCTTGAGATTGAAAGGGCGTGTCTACAGAGTTGGCTTACCCCTTGAAGACGGCGATGATGCGCTTGTCGGTATTCAGCCAATTTTGCGTTTCAAAATACAAGTTGGCAACTACTACTTAAAGCAGACGGTCGGTCTCAAGTCTGCAAGCGACTTCACCAATGACAGTGATTTCGGCAACATTCGCCTTGCCATTGGCAACATCATGTCTACCGGCGGCACTGATATTACAACGTGGCTACCGATTGAAATAACCGATGAGGTTGAGTGGACTACTGTTGAGAGTTTCTTTGATCTACCATATCAGTTGCCGGGCGTCAACCAGCCTGATGTTGATGTGATTGAATACGATACAGGGTCAGGTGTTGAAGAGTATCCTGTTGGCATGTTTACTGTGAGAGACAGTAACCACTCCAATCAAATGCGTTTCAGAAATGAGCATGCGAACTACGATACAGATCTAGTGATTGACATGGTCACTCCTGCGCTGCCGACCGCAGTGGCAGAACACACTGGGGTCTCTATAGACTGTACACTTAGGGCTTACGACAACACAGGAACACTGTTGACCGGTAGCGGCAATAGCGGCGCACCGGACTTTGGATTGAATGGCAATACAGAGTTTTGTATTGGCATGTACATTGATGCCTTCCGTGTGATTGTTGGACTTGATGAAACAGATGAAGACACGCAATACTTTGCAAGTCAAACCAATCCTCCAGGCTCGGAGATCATCCTTGGTGGAGAAACAACACTAGGGACTCGTCCACATGATTCATACGGAGAGATAGGAGCCTTAACTGTTGATAGTCCTGGACATAGAACAACAGGTTATATATCAGGGCTTAATACTTACAAGGACTATTGGTTTTCAAATGCTGCTTTGAACGGAGGTACGCCTTTAATAGCGGCACAGGGACGAAAGTCATTGCAAGTTCTTGCTGAAGAGTATTACAGGTCAAGGGCAAACGTCTTGAATACTGTAGCTGTTGAGCTAATACTAGAGACTCGTTACCAAACCCTTTTGCATCCGGGTCGTCAAGTTGTATTGGAACAAGGAAGTACCGATCCAATAATCCAAATACAAGGATGCTCGCACTTGCTCATGTCAGGTGTTCAAGTGTTCAATGGGTATCAAAGAGATAAACTAGTAACGGGGACTGTCATTACCGATACTTCAGCAGAAGTAGGTAACTCCACAAAAGGCCCACGCCCTCCAGGAGGAGGCATACCTCCAGGACCAGTGTCTGTATCTAAAACTCGTATCTCAGGCACAGGATCGGGGATAACAGCGGAGCAGCAAACCAAACTAGCAACGATCACACTTGATGGAAGTCAGGTTTCTAACTTCAATGCTAAGGCGGATTCTATTGCCGCAGCATCAATAACGACATCCTCATCACGGAACTTCGTAACCAATAGTCAACTCACAGATATTCAGGCCATCGCAGCCAACACTGCAAAACGGAGTTTCCCACTTGACAAGGAAAACGAGGTAACTGCCAATACAAACAAGGACGGCATTACAGCGCAACAGGCGGCAAACATCAACACAAACCTTGCCAAGGTAACCTTCCCTGGGTTTGGCACATCAGCAGGCAAGGCCATGGAAGGTGATACAACGACAATCACTACCGAGCAGGCCAATAACATCAACAACAACTTGTTGAAGATTTCGTATCCGCCTGCTGACGCGAACAAGGTTGCAAGGTTGACAGTGACGGCAGCTACCGACTTAGATACTATGCGCACTGATGTTGCCTCTAACAACGCAAAGGTCAGCTATACAGATGCAAGCGCAGTAGCAGCAAACACAGCCAAGGTCTCCTTTCCTGGCTTTGGAACGACATCAAGCACGGCCTTGGCGGGCGACACTACGACAATCACAAGTGGTCAAGCAAATGCCATTGTAACAAACCTAGCCAAAACAGGAATTACAGGTGCGCAGGCGGCTGCCATCGTAGCCAACACGACTGTCACTGATCACTTTACGCTTGACGGCAGCGACAACATCACGGGTATTGCTCTACAAACCAATGCGATTGCCGCAGCAGCCATTGCGCAATCTAGTGGGCTTCAATTCATCTCAAGCTCAGAGTTAGCTGCTATCACAACAAACACCTCGAATGTCTCTACTTTGCAGTCTGAGGTGCAGGCCATTGAAGATGTAATCCAATCGGTCACAAGTGGTGGCGGTAAAGGTGTGTACTTCAATAGCACCAAAGTCACAACTAACGCTCACGTCACTGTTGGCGACAAAGCAGCCAGTTTGTTTGCGGGAAGTAACACTGGTGTAGCGGTAACCGAGACTAGTCCAGGAACTGTAGCACTTCATGTGCAAGCTGGAAGTTCAGGAAGTGAGGTTCAGGTCACGGCAATGACTATTGTTGGAAGTGGGACATTGCAGAATGCAACAGTAACCTTTAGTCAGCCCGTCATATTTTCATCTTCGGTCTCAGGACTCACATCTTCCACTATTACGGAAGGAAGTAAACTCTTCTACACAAACGCTAGGGCGGACGCAAGGATTGCTTTGGCAAATGTTTCGGATTTGTCAGATGTGACTGACGCTGGATCAGGCTCAATCATAACATCAGCAGAGCGCACAAAGCTGAATGGTATTGAGGCAGGGGCTGAAGTCAATGTGGACACCAGCCTAAGCAACGCCGATCAGACAATTGGAGGCACGAGGCTCATAAATTTAGGTGCTTCGGGGGAACTCAAGGTAAAATCAAATGGGGTCAATGGTCTGACACCTTTCAGCATTGAGTCCAATGGTAACGACCCAGCAACTATTCGCGTCAATGGTGATTTTAGGATGGATAGCGGGGCACTGTCAGGGGGTATCCTCAAGCTGGAAGAAGCACCCAATACGGGTGCCAACTTTGTAGCCCTGCAAGCTCCGACAAATCTCACATCTGATGTAACCTACAAGCTGCCCGCAAGTGATGGCTCTTCAGGTCAATTCATACAGACAGATGGATCAGGAAACTTATCCTTTGCCAGTGCTTCAGGTGGCTCATCAGACACGATAAAGCACTTCTATGCAGGTGGTGCGCAGTTGGCTTACCCGTTTGGAAGATACCTTCCTTTGACGGGAGATGTGATAGAGCAAAACACGTCGAGTTCTGCGCTTTCAAGAACGGGCTTTGTAGCCCCCTATGACGGACAGATTAAAAAGATCATGGCGAGGAGTCAAGAGACGTTAGGCAACACAGTGCTACAGTGGTATAAGGCCGTTGATGGCACACACGCCCCTGCGACAAGTATGCAGTCAGTCACAGTTGACATTGACACGGCCAACACCACATTCACTTACACATACTCCTCAGCTACCTTTAGCAAGGGAGACATTCTGTCTTTGAAGGTAGACCCTACAAGTGACCCCGTGAGTAGCACAATGGAGTTCAACTACACAATTGAATTTGAATTTGACACCTCTACATAAGCAGACGATGTCCTACAACAAAGTGTTTGGATCAACTTACATTGGAAGATCTTAGTGTTTAACATCCTTCTTTTTGGTTATGATCGACAATCTCTCACACTTCGAATTTCTAACAGTTGCCGGTGCCCTTGTTGCTGGATGGGTTAAGTTTCAAACTGACTACGGCAAACTAAGCGCACGAGTACATGCGTTAGAGTCAGACAATCAAGAGTTCAAGGACAATGTAAAACAGTTGTTGCAAGACATTCAAGAGATCAAGCTGCTTTTGGCTAAGAACAAGGTTGAGTGACCGTTAATCAAATACCTTGTATATTGAGCATCAACACAAACGAAAATTTACATGATTGATTTTCTCTATCAAAACTGGGCGGAGTTGCTCGTTGCTTTCATGGCTTTTGCCAAAGTCGTCTGCAATCTCATCCCTTCCGAGAAACCGATCCAGGTTTGGGCCTGGGCCGATGTCCTCATCAACGCTGTCGTCAATGATGCAAGAAAAGAACAAAAAGATTGATCTCACCGGGGTGGCTTACCATCCCGGCTTTCAAGAGATCATCGTGCATCACACAGCCACTCCGTGTGACAAGAAATATGATGTAGAATGGTGCCGGGCCTTGCACAAGGGTAAGGGATGGCATGACATCGGATACCATCTGTACATTGAGGCAGATGGATCGGTGAGCATGGGAAGGCCCCTGCACAAGAGAGGTGCCCATTGCAAAGGAAGGAACACTATCTCATTCGGCATTGCCTTCGTTGGCGGCCTAAAAGATGGTGAAGCAACAAACACTTTAACTCCCAAACAAAAGGATGCACTGACTGAGTGTATTGCTGAGTTGAGGAGCATTACTGGCAAAGAGCTTCCTGTCTTTAGCCATCGTGACTTTAGAGCAACTTTCTGCCCTGGATTTGACGCCAGCAAAGAAGATTGGACCCCCAAGAAAAATGTCAGAACACGAAATCCAAAGCGAGTTCGTAAGGCTGATAGATGATCAGTATCCTGACACCTTGTACTGTGCTACAGTAGGAGGCGCACGAATGCGCATCTCTGAAGCTAAGAAGATCAAGAAACAAGGCTACAAAAAAGGTATCCCCGACATGCTCTTTTACGAGGCACGTCAGGGATATTTTGGATTGGCTATTGAGGTCAAGAAAAAAGGAGGCCGCCCTAGTCCTTTTCAAATACAATGGCGGAACGACCTCCTCAACAGAGGTTACCAGTCAGTCATCTGCAAGGGCCTCGAAGAGTGTATAGAGGCATTCAACAGTTACTTCAAGCTTCAACTTCAACCAAAGCCTTGTCAAGGCTAAGGCTTAGTGTGTAGCCCAAAGTGTTTGACCACTTTTCGAGTGTATCGAGCTTGGGAGTCATTAAACCTCGCTCGTACTTTGATAGAGTTGACTTATGGATCTCTGACAACTCAGCAATAATATCAAGGCTCACCTTGCTCTCCTTAC